TATCGTGATGGCACTTGTGACATAGAGGCATCGTCAAATAATCGGATGCCTTTTGTCCAGCGCCCCCACAATGGGGAGCCATTATAGCAGTTAAATGGTGAGCTATGATAGTATCATCCGTTACGCTACAGTTACCACAGGGCAGCATTGCAACCCAGCCACGATACTTCTTGCTTTCCCATCTTTTAATCTTGGGTATCATATTAATTATACGTACACCCCATCGCCTAGATAAATCCCATTCCCGAAGTCAAGATCACGCATGTGTGACCACGGATCATGGTCATAATCCCTGCATGGTGGGACGTTTTTTCTTAACCAATTGATAGCGTCTTTTTTACTTTTTGACTTGTGATAAAGTTCAAAAGAGCGCATCACTAACCACCCAACCTTATCCCCCCATTTCATGTCCGGTGTTACCGTCCACGTGTCGCCCTCCTCGTCGTGCCTATAAAAGACTTTGTACCCTTGTAGGTCGCACAATTTTTCATATAAGTGGATTTTTTCAAGGAACTCGTAATACTCCCCACGTGGAGTGCCTGAGTCTTCACTTCTAGGCATAGTGCCCGGATAAATGTCTCGTATTCTTATATCTACGCCATCTGGAGCATCATCTATAGGCATAGGTTTAGGTGTGCCAGTATCCCATGTCTTGCCTTTATAGTACTGGGATGATTTATGGTTTTGATTGGCGTAGGAATCTTTTCTTGAAAGATATTTTATCCATTCTGGCGAATTCATATGCTACATACTCCTGATAAACACTGTTCCTCAGAGTTGTCCTCAAACACTACACCACGCTTAGAATGAGCCTCACTGTAGGCAACCGGGCTAATAGGTTGACCTCCCCTAGAGCCATCTGGGTAGATCGTTAGGCCCCTAAGCTGCGGGGCATACTTGCGGAAAATCTTAGCGTACTCTAATACCTTGTCCTCGTTGTTGTATTCAGTACCCCAAGCTGGGATATTTATAGTAGAACTAATCCCATGGTCAACAAACTTTTGCACATCTGCTTGGAATTTAACACGCCGCTCAAAATCCTTAGCTAAATCAACAGCAGACTCTATATCCTCTGGAGATATGCCAGAATCCACTAAGGTTTGGGCTGCACCGTCAACGACAAATTGATACTTCCATTTTGTCCCATCCGTAAGGAAGCGTCTGCGGTATGCCACGGCGTAGATTGGCTCCAAGCCACTCCCTCCGCACCCGGCAAGGATGCTAATAGTCCCTGTCGGAGCGATTGCTCTGTATCCCTTAGGACGGTTGAGAAAAAGTCTGTCACAATGCTCGTCAGCGGATCGCTTGCTTTCTGATTCATATACTTTCATCCATTGCTTTAGTTCATCCACCATTTCATAACGGTGGCCCCTCTTTAACAACCACTCATGGATACCCATAAGACCAAGTCCTATCCTGCTGTTTTTCTGCCTAACCTTAGCCACCTTATCGTAGGGTAGTTGCGCCCTGATTAAACCACAGACAAGGAACTTAGAACCTAGCCGAACAACATCTTTAAATTCTGCCACAGACTCTATTGCTGCCATGTTTATAGAGCCTAAGTTACAACAGTCAGAATCATCTTCCGACGAAATTTCCGTGCACGCATTTCGAAGAGTCTCGTTGGTTTTCTCCCCGAAGTTAAAGCTAAATCCGGGCTCACCAGTCATCATAGCCTGTCTAACATTGGCTAGAAATATATCGTCATCGTTCCCGTTCAGCCAGATATCATCATAGTTTAGACTGACATTCATCATATCAAGCTGCGCTGGGTAGTTGAAGTCTGCCTTCTTAGCGTCAGCTACACTAAAGTTAGTACCGGCTATAGTCATGTCGTGCCAGTTTTTAGCTTTAAGTAGATCCCAAGCGTCCTCGTGCTTCCAGTCCATAGACCCATACAGGGCTGACCGCCTACTACCTCCCTGCATCACATTACGACCCACCTCGTTTAGGGTGTACAGCAGAGGTAGGGGGCCAGAGGCTACGCCCCCAGTCTTCCTTAGACCTCTCCCTGAGGGCCTAGCGATGGACACATCGACACCGATACCACCGCCCGTCATCAGGCAGGACATAGCGCGTTGTGTTACTCCAGCCCACTCCTCTCGCGTATCCTCCTCCAGACGCAGTAAGTAGCAGTTGTTGTAGAACCTCGCTTCCCGGCCAGCATACCAAAGATATCTCCCTCCGGGCATAAACTTAAACTCATTTATATATTGAGCAAGCTGATCCCTGTCAGACTTGCCCATGAGATTGTTTTTAGCACCGTCACTATCACCACAAACACTATTTACAACGGTGTTTGCCTTGTCCTGCCACGTTTCATACGGATTTGATGCGTATTTTTGTTTGAATATATTAGCGCCGAATTCCGTTCTAAACATTGTAGTAATACTCCCCTGTTACCCCTTTATCAAAATCCCAAATTGGCCCAACACGTGGCATTCCCTTAACTTTCTTAGAGTGGTTGGCACTACATGTGCTTTCCCTGATTTTGGTGTACGTGGAATACAAAACGTCCCCATCCATTTCCTCAAACTCTGCCAGAAAGATTTCCACGGCGCGCAACAAGTCTTGCATACAGGAATCTATCTTTTCATTGTCGATGTCCTTTTCGTACTCATCCTTACGCCGCGTTGCTGTATTCTTCTTTCCACTCATTGGTAGACTCCCTATCTCGTTGTTCCATCAGTTTATCAAAACCCTCTGGTGTAGCCCAACTAGCTGGCTTCTTCTGAGAGTCAAATGCAGACGCATGGTAGCCGTACCTAAAAATTCCCCACATGACACCACACCTCTTAAACGCATCACTTAAACCACCCTTAGCACCTTCAATACTGGTATCGTCAGCACCATCACACTTACCTACCCACTTACCCTCCATAAAGCACTCTATCTTGCACACCATGCGCTCACCCATGTACTCATAGCTGGACTGCCACCCACTAGGGCCAAAAACCTCATCTAAACGGTCTTGTACGTCCCTAGCCGTGATGTACACAAGCTCCTTACCGCCGCCTCCCTTCCTCCACTTTAACTTAGACTCAGCAAACGGCCTTTTTAATCGGCGCTCTATGTGATCCATTTATAACTCCTCTTGCTCAGACATCAAGGGCTGTCTAGTTGCCCGTACAAAGTCCTCTATTTTTGCGATGACGTACATATCTGATTTATTGAACTCCCCTAGAACAACTACGGGTATCTTACCAGACTTTGCCGACCCTGTAACCGCTTGCCCCACAGCGTGCTGGAAAAGCCATGCCGGTAAGGACTTGCGGTACTTGCATTCTATCCCATAAGTGGGGTGACTTATATCCAATTCTTTACGCCCTGTAATAGGAATTCTCTCCCCACCGAACTTAGCAGCTACACGCCGCTCAAATCTTTTCCAGTTACTCATCTTCGTCATAAACCTCTTCGTTCATCGCCAGCTTAACTGGTCGTTGGCCTCCGGTCAAGAGATTTAAAGAGGCCATGTCCAAGTCAAGTTGAAACTCGGCTTCAGCCATGTCCCAGTGCCTAGCTTTAGATATAGCTATCCAAGCATCTGGGGTGTCGCCATCCTCTTCATAGTAGCGCCCCATGAGGAGTACGTTGTCTACCCTATCTGCCAGTTCCCCAGCCCCCCTGATCGAAAATCGGTCTATCTTATCTCTAACAGACATTGACTTACGCGCATGGGCAACCAATAGTATATGGCATTCTAAATCCCTACACGCATCAGCTATCTCACAGACCACCTGTTTCTGTTTGGTGTAGTCATCATTAGCTATTCCACTAATAGTCATTAGGCTGTCAACAAGTATAAAGGAGACTCCCAGCGTATCAACAGCGTATCGAATAACCGACATTAGAGCGGGTAAGTCTACACTACCCTGCTTATCAAAGAAATACAAGCGGTCACGCGCCCAAGAGTTAAACCCTAGCCCAAAGTCCAGTGTTGGTTGCACCTCTAGTGAGGCTTGTCGCCACATTCTAGCTAACTGGCTTTTAGGGCTCATCTCTAAAGATACAGATAAGCATCTATATCCCTGATTCATAGCCCCTAAAACTATCTGTCCTGCCAAAAGGCTTTTCCCTGCACTATTGATGCCAGCCAAGATCGTGCATTCTCCTCCACGCAATCTAAACTTACCATGATCTCCCCACGGGAGCTTAACGCCTGTTACATGCTCTCCTACAAGGTAGTAATCTAGGACCTCTTTGGTGAAGTGATTAGCTGACTTTATACTTTTGGACTGATCACCCGATAGGTACGGGCTTAGGTTATCTTCAAATAGTTCAATAGGTTCGATTGCTCTTTTTGCACTCAATGGTCTTCCTCCAATTCATTGTCTGGTTTCATCTCCTTACTGCCCATACCCGCCATCAAAGCCCTCAGATCGAATAGGGTGTCATCTAGGTCATCGTTTAACGCCCTGCATACGTTGTGTATGGCAGTATACGCGCTAAACGTAAGCCCTGTAGCTATTTCTTTTGTTACGTTATCTAGCGTTGCCTCTAATATATCCACCATACTATGAACAACATCCACAGCTTCTTCATGCACTTCATCTACGCTTAGTTTTCTTTTCGTTTGGATCATTTTTGAATACCCAGTAGTCAGTGTCCTCTAGATTCTTAGAAAAGTCGTAGCCTCTAGGCCACACAGTCCTAAACCACCCACGTAGTCTATCATACTTTTTACCAGTCGCAACTCCCATCGTCTTCCAGTCCACATGGGCAAACCCTAGGCCACCTGACCGATTATTAGCCACAGGTGGTTCCATTAAATTCTCGTAGGTCTTTTCGTCATCGTCCGTTAGATTGCTCAAAGCTATTTCACGGTATGCGTAATCCTGCGTTTCCCCCTCTAACACCCTAACCTCTTGGAATTTCAAGTAGACAAGCCATGCTTGCTCTAAAAACCAGTCCTTATCCCCTGTGTCATTCTCATCGATAGGGAGGCCTTTTATTTTTTCAATATTATTTAGGCACCTGTTTAGAAAGTAGTCCACAGGCTTGGCTCTGCCTTTACGCATAAGCCCGTACTCTAGTTCACGTACAGTTTTTAGTAGCTTACTAGCCTTTTTATAGTTAACAATATGTCCTGTCTTTCTCATCGCTCCGCCAAGGTGTGAAAAGTGCGGTGGTTACAGTACCGAGCCAAATGAATACCCTACAGGGGTCCCGGTACTGTATTTAGGGTGCCACCGCTCACCCTTGGAGATTAACCCCTGTAGGCTGTTCTCTATAGGGCAACTTGCTTCCCTCTATTTTTTTTCGTCTCGTAGTTTCTTTTTGTACATGGCTTCCAGACTGAGTATTATTATTTCTATACGTAGTAGAAGATCGTTCCTTTTCGTTATGGCAGGGAGGAGTTTATCAGTTAGTACAGCTAACTTTTTCTCACACTTCTCCAGTCTTTTCAGGCTCTTATCCATATGACGTATAACTCGCGTTTCTATATTAGAACCCCTAACTCTATCATAAGAAGGTATAACTCGCAACCCCCTCTATAAGGGAGCAGAGTTCAGACGCTCTCATAAGGGTCTACAACTGCACCCTCCACAAGGGAGCGTGCTTTAGACGGGAGCAAGCCAACCTTATCCATGAAATAACTCTCAGCAACCCTGCTGTTGGTAAAGTCCTTTGACCTTAGAAAGTAGGGGGTATTTCCTGAATCAATCTCATATATGTCAAGCCTCTTAGACTCCGGTCGCCAGATTCCTTCAAACCCAGCCTTGCGAAACATCTTTAAACTAATAGCCATGCAGCCTCCATTATGTCCACCTATCAAACTCTTTCAAATAGTCTAACCCCCCTAGTAATGGAGAAGGGCGGTAGATTTAGAGTTATATATATTATAGGCCGAGTAATTGTGTTGACTCAGCCAATGTATAGCCATATTTAATTTTCTCACCTGTTTTGGGGTCATGGAAGTAACCTCTCCTAGCATCTCTGTTGTCTTCACAAACCCAACACAGTTGGTCATAAGGCTCCTTGTTGCAGTCTTCACAGTTTATGTCCATTCATCAAACTCCTTCATGTCGTCTAAGCCCCCCACTTGGACTAGGTGTTCTTTCTTCTCGAATTTCCGATACCACCCATCGCGTTCTGACCCTATTAATTCTTTCTCTTGACATATCCAACATCTGGCCTCCTCTCCATGCGGTATATCATCATCTTCCATCAATTCTGCGTTGCAGTTTATGCATATCCATGCAATTGCCATTAGTCTCTCTCTATGAGTCTTTATTGAGAAACGAAGGGTACACTAGTTATGCGATTGAAATCAGTGTAAATTTGTGGCTAGATCATGGTATTATCATGGTTCTTTTCAATACTTGACCCTTAAATCAACTCCACAGTGGCTCCCTAATGACATAAAGAGTATGGAAAGTTATACACAAATTGTGCACAGGGTTATCCACAGGGTAAAACCACACTAAGTTCTTGATTGTAAAGACATATTAAAAGTTATCCACAGGAAACACTGTGCCTTATTATAGGTTTCTTATAATACTATCCTATAATACTATTATGTATTATACTAGCAATTATCGTGCCACAGTCACTAGAAAATCCGCACAAGGGAAAACATCGCACAAGGCGTAACCTAGCAGCTAAGCATTCGGTTTTCAAGCCGAAGCGTATAAAGCCTGTTACCGTGTACAAACGCTCAAAATATAGGTTGACAAGCAATGACGATTTAGGTTAATCTCTATTTTCTAATAAATCGTGGAGATTTACCGTGCACGTGAGCACCATGTCTGGAAAGTTAAAAGATATACCCGCTGTAAATTGCAATACCTTGTCAAACCCTTATTGCGGTAAGATGCGGAAGTCTGGTACGGATAAAAAGAAAGTAATATGTAAAGTTTGTTACTCTGCTTCCATGCTTGAGGGTAGTCGTAAGAACTGTGTAACAAAGTTTCAATATAACAGCGATTGGTTTTCTGTACCCCAAACAGAATTCCCGGTTATTAATTCGGCATGGTTTAGGCTACATGGGCATGGCGAACTAATAAACGATATACATTTCGAAAACTATATTAGACTAGCGGACGCCAATCCCCAGACTCATTTCGTATTGTGGACTAAGCGTAGGGATATTATAAATAGGTATTTTAATTCTATTCGTAGAATAGGCGCTTATCTACCTGATAACCTAAGGTTGATATACTCTAATCCTCTCATCGATTGTGTAATGATTAAACCGCCTAAGCATTTCGACAAGGTTTTTAATACTGTTTCTTTTAGTCATGAATTAGAGAACTGTACCGGTAAGAAGTGTATAGAATGTCGAATCTGTTATGACAAAAACAATAACCATGAATTTCTTGTGGAAAAGGTTAAGATTCGAAATTAATACAGTTTAAAATTCAAAATATATAAAATAGTTTCGATCCGTTTCGCTAAAAACGCCATTGAAATTTTGCACAGGCCAATATATACATATATTCATAAAAAAATGCATAATATTTAAAATTAAAAAATAAGAAAATCCTAATATTCTGGAACGCTTATATTAGAACTTTATTATATTGTAATACCATTACTTTGTAATATCATGAAACGCTTAAATGAGAACGATAATGAGAAGTATTCGCATTTACTTTTTAGGCCAAAAAAAAGCGCCCCGAAGGGCGCCAATTTTAAATCTGTCCAGCTAAGGCGTTTAACAAATCTTTAACCTGATAAGTCGCGCCGTCTGGAAATTCTATAAATTGCATCTTCCAACCCATAACGGCGTTGTGTGGGCCGTGTGGGCACGTGGTGCCATCCCAATCTTCATAATCACGCCGTAACGTCTCAAAGTATTGCTCAAGGTATTTCGAGGGAATTACAACCCGTTTTTTTTCCATTTTTTAAATCCTTAGGGGCCCTTGTAGGCGCCCCTTGTGATCACATATTCCAGATAAGACAAAACAAAACGATAACCAAACAAATAAACCCCAGCATCATGCAACAGACTCCATTGCGTGTTCTACATACGCTGCAATTTTGTCTGCGCACTCTGTGCATAGTTTATTCTCATCATCGTTCGCGGTTACAAAAACGTCGATCGGTATAACCTTTTTTTCACATAAGCAACAAGTGTCTTTTGAGGTCGAACGGCGCAACAAGGCCAAAGCATTGTCTACCGCGTCGACGCTCATTAGGTCACCATGGCGATGTGATGTGCCGATTCCTTAAGCGTAGCCAGTGGCCCATGCAATAAAGAGTACATGCGCCCCAGTCTGTCGCTTCCTGGTATCGTTTCCGATTTATTAGTAATCGGGTTTATCTCACGTTGTCCGCGTGAACGTTTAATGTGATCCGTCCAGTAGATAAAGCCGTTGAAAGCGCCCCATAAATTATCGCGCCTACAATCCAACGATTGACCTTCGCCGTCTGTGTAAATATTTCCCAGAGTGGTTAGGTCGCGCTCGAACGCCGCCTTTTTAACGTCAGTCCAGCGTCGATCGTCCGACGCCCTAGGG